CCCCCTCCCGTCTGCCCGGCGCTCCCATCCGCGCTCCCTGGCTGCTCGTGCATCGTTAGGACACCTCCAGACCGGATAGGCTGAACAGGTCATCGACTGGTGGCGCCGTCACTTCCGACTGGATCTTGGCGACGTTGGCTTGGCTCTGCTGGTAGTAGCTTTCCTTGAGCTCGAATCCCACCGCATCGCGCCCCTGCTCGATGGCCACGTAGGCGCTCGAGCCGATGCCCATAAACGGGTCCATCACCACCTCGCCCGGATTGCTGTAGAGCTTGATGTTGCGGCGGATCACCTCGAGCTGCAGGGGACACACGTGGCGCTCGTCATCCTCTTCCCGCGCTGAGCGCCAGCCGTCCAGGGTGTCGATCTCGAGGATGTCAGTCCAGCACCCGTGCGCCCAACTGATCCACTCATCAGTGCTTACCCAGCCATCAGGGTTGAGTTCCGGGTGGTAGAGACATTGCACACCTTTGGGATGCTCGCCGGGCTTCTTGAACCACAGGATGTAGTCATTCGGGCAACTAGCCAGCCGTCGCCCGTCGCGGCGGCCTGTCACGAACATCAGGCTGTGCAGCTTCTGCGTTTGGGCGATGCGCTGGGGATTCTTGTTAATCGCCACCTCGCCCACCCAGTCGAACCCGCCGGCCATGAGGATGTCGATCACCGCCCCGCGGAAATCGCGGCGCCCCATAAATCCGTGCTGCACCTTGTAGGTCAAAAGCTGCTGGATGTGGATCGCCACGATGGTCCCCGGCTTCATCACGCGAAACACCTGCTCGGTCCAGAAGCGCATGTGCAGCCCGAAGGTCGACCCCACAAAGTCGAGCCCCGCATCTGGCGAGTTACCGACGTCGGCCGTCTTGCCGGAGTACATGAACAGCGAGGCGAACGGGATGCTGGTTACCAGGAGGTCGACCGACTCCGCCGGTAGCTTCGCCATGCCGGGAATGCAATCCTCGTTGAACAATTCCACCAGCGATTGATGATCCGGTCGCGGGAAGCCCTTCGAGTCACGCTGGCGGCAGAGGTCGCTACAGTAGCGTTCACCCACGGCGACAGGGGCCCGGCAGAACCGACAGCCGTCTCGCGCGTTGGGCTCGACAGATTCCATCAGGTCCATGAGATCGGTCACAATTCCCCCTGCAGTGCTTGGCAGTACATCGCCTCGCAGATTTCGACATCGCGGTTAAAGGCTTCTTCCTTGCGTTTCACGTTGGTCCAGACCATGCCCTCGAGTTCTGGCACGTAGGGGATGTGCACGCGCACCGTCTCGGTCTGCCCAAAGCGGTACGCCCTTCTCACGGCCTGGTACATGCGCTCAAAGCTGTCATCGAAGCCCGAGAACACCATCGAGCGGCAGTGCTGGAGATTCATCCCGAACCCGATCAGCGAGGCTTTCGATACCAGGACCTGCAAGGCGCCGGTGCGGAATCGCTCCAACACGTCGAGCCGGGCCGCATCGCTCATGGAGCCCGAGAGCGCGCCCACGGTGAGCCCGGAGCCATCGAGTTCCTGGGTCAGGATCTCCGTCTCTTCGTCAAACACGGTCCACACCAGGACCTGCCGCCCCTCCCCCGCATCAGTCCGCACCAGATCGGCCACCGCGGCGGGCTTGGCAGAGGGAATGCGCGCCACCTTGCGACTCTTTCCCGCGGGACCGTCGTACAGAAACCCCTTGGCCAGTTGGGAAAGCTTCGTCCGCTCGGTCACACCCATGCGGTCATCGCTGAACAAGCCGCCACCTTTCGCCGCGACAAACGTGTACATCAGCTCGCGCTGCACGTCGGTGATGGGTAGTCGGTACTCCCGAATGTCCGGCGGCGGCAGCGTCGAGAGAATGTCACCCCAGCCGAAGTGCGACGGGTCGCGCAGATAGATCGACCAGTCGGCCATGAAGCGGTAGAACGCCGCCCGCGCATGGGGCTTGACCTGATAGTTCCCCTGCTTATCCCGCGTGAAGTAGGTCCACAGGATCTCTCCCTCGGTGCGTAGTTTCTCGAGGAAACTGGCTTGCGATGCGTACTCCATCGCCTCGTTCGGGGCTGGCGTGGCCGTAGCAGAGAGCTTGTATTCAATGCCACGCGCCGATTTGATGATGTTCCACTTGATGACTCCCCCACCGGATTTCAGCGTCGAGGATTCATCGAAGGCGAGCCCTGCACAGTGGCGGAGTTCGTCCAACGTGCCAGGAATGAACTTCTGCGCATTCGTGATGGCGATGCCAGGACCTGCAGCCGTACACCACGCGGTCAAGGCTTCCCGTGTCTCCAATCGTTCGATGGCCAGCTCATCGCCGTAGAACCGGCGCGCCTCCTCCAGGAGCTGTGGGATCACAGCCAGCGGCTCGAGGATCAGCACGCGCCCGACGGTCAGATGCCGCACCTGTCGACACCATTCGAGCAGCATTGGCCCCTTGCCTAAGCCGGTGTCGGCCCATAGCGCGAATCGCTTGTGATCCAGCGCGCGACTCACAATCCATCGCTGGTAGTCAAACAGGTAGTCGGCCAGCGGCAACCGCTCCGGAATCACGACTGCATCGGCCAGCCCGAGCAGTCCAGCGAAGCGCGCCGGCGCGGTGACGGTGTAGGCGTCCGTCTCCCAGTCGTAAGAGGTCTGCGACTCCGGTAGCGTCTTGGCCTTGAGGAAAAGCTGGTAGGCGTCGAGGTCGAAGGCACGGAATGCCAACGCGCACCGATCCCCGCGGATCTGAATGGGGTTAGACTCAACTTGCATCTCGACTCCTTGTGTCGTGGTGCCACGGTCGGGGAGGTTGCCGCCTCGCCCGGCCTGGTTATTCGCTGTCACTCGCCGCGCTCCCCCAGCGCCGCCAGCGCCGCGTCCATGCTGAGCTGTGCGCTGCTCAATTTCGACGCTCCCGCAGCATGTGCCATCGTGCATGACTCGCTGCCCACTGGGTGTGTGCTTCCATCCAGTGCGCCATCCAGCAGCCATCCCGGCCGGGCTCGCGTAGCAGGCGCTGGAGCTCCTCCAGCCAGTAGGTCACGTCGGCTTTGGCTTCCCGAATCGGTGTGTAGGTCATTTGCGGTCTCGCAGATTCGGGCCGTCGATCTTCAGCACCTCGCACATCTCGACAATCCGCCAGGTCGTGCGCTCGCCGATGTGCCCGGCCAATTCCTCGAGGCTCAGGTTGCTGGTGAACACGGTTTCGAGGTCTTCGTCGTGCCGGTGGTTGATGATGGTGAACAGCTTTTCCGCTACCCAGTCGGTGACCCGCTCGGCGCCGAGGTCGTCCAGCACCAGGAGCGGCACCGTCTTTACCTGCTCGATCAACTCGCGCTCGGTAGCGACTGCGTGCGGCCCGTAGGTCTCGCGGATGCGGTCCAGCAGGTTCGGTACCGTGAGGAATAGGGCAGCCTCGGTGCGGATCTCTACGTACTCATGGAGCAGTGACACCGCAAGCCCGGTCTTTCCTGTCCCAAAGGAGCCGTAGAGGAAGATCGATGGCTTCCGTCTGTCGAGCCACTCGCTAAACTCGCCCGCATCTTCAGGGCCGCATACCCAACGGTGCAGGTCGGCCACCACTTGCGCAGTCGATTCGCTTACGGGATAGGTCGCAAACGTGGCTCTGATGAATCGACTCGGCACCTGTGCACCGACAAAAAGACGGGCGAGTTCCCGCTCATTCCGTTCCCGCGCGAGCCGTGCGCCCTCCTGATGGGCTCGCTCCTTCGCCGCCAGTCCATCGGGGCATCCGCAGTATTCCTCGAATGAGTGAACCTCGGGGGAAAGGTAGCGACGACTGCGCCCACCTTCACCCAGGCACCAGCACCCTTCGGGGCGTTCAGCCTGGAGCGTGTCCCGGTAGAGTCCGTCACTCAGTTGCGTCTGCGCCCACTTGACCGCTTCGCGCGCCCGTCGCTCGTCATCCATGACCATGACCTGCGCAGCCGGCTTTGCTTGGATCACCTTCAGTTCCGTAATGCGGGCTGCTACCGTGGCCTCGAGCTCAGACGTACTTGGCAAAGGGACTAGGTACTCCCGCGGTAGCCGCCTCGGTTGATCGCTGGGTGTAAGTCCCAGTCCCTGAATGGCGTCCGAAAGGTTGACCAGCGGTGCCGTGTCCGGTTCCATTCCTTCGCTCCTCACATCGCTCAACATCGCGGTTCAGCCAGCGCACCAGATACAGGCGTTTGTCTTTCGCCTTATCCATCGCGGTGTGATTCAGCGCCGCAGCTACAGCATCCCGCGCCTTGTGCTCGCCGCCGAGTCGCGGCGCGTATTCCACAATCAGTTCCTCGACGTACTCGTCCGTGATCTTGAGCAAAGAGCGAGCGGATTTGATCGGCGTGGGCGCTGTCGCGTCAGCGACCGTACTCTCGGTAAGGTTCTGTTTGGTTTGGTTAGGTACGGTACGGTTAGGTACGGTTACCGCGTTCGTACTCTGGTCGAAACGCGTTTCACCATCACTCTTAAAGGAAGGCGGCGGCGTTTCGTCGCGGTGCTCTGCTCGCCAGCGCCGCAGTCGCTCGGCATCTGTACGCCGTTTCTCGAGGAGTCGGCCCGCGTAGTCCTGCCAATCGTGGAGCTGCCCGTCATCGTCGACAAAGCGGGCCCGCTTGAGTGCAGAGACGAACGCCTCGCCATCGCCGTCATAGCCCGCTGCCTCGGCTACTTCCTCGGGGTCAAACCCGCTGAGGTCGCCCTCCTGGGCGTACTCGAGCGACCACCACCACAAGAGATGCAGATGGCCAATAGCGCAAGGGACGGAGATGTCCAGGGTCTTAGCAAGTCGGATCGTCTTGGGATGACGGGCAAGGCTGGTGTGGGATTCGATCCACGGCATCAGCGCCACCCTCGGGGAGAGGATGCGCAGGGGGGTAGATTGCTACAATGTGCTAGTCGCATCAGATTACTCCTGGTGCGGACGGGCCTCGGGGTGCTTCCAACACCGCCGGGGCCTTCCTGTATTCAGTTACTGCGTTGATTATACTAAATTTCGTCACTGTCGGGTATCCGCAGTGCGCAGCATCGCACGACCATGCGCGTTGATCTCGTAGAGACTGCGGTCGACGCCATGCGACTCCACCTCGGTGATGTAGCCGTCCAGGAGTAGTGCCTTGATCGTGCCGGGCTCCAGATCCTGCCAGGGGCCAATCGGGCGCACGAGCTGGAAGCGGTGCCCCACACGCCACACGCGGCCCTCTGCAATCTGCCCCAGTAACTGCCGCTGGGTGTCGGTGAGTGCCGTAGCTGCCATGTGCCGCTCCTCTGTCTAATCGCTTTGAATAAGCGAGGGGGACGGCTACGATGAACCGTCCCCCTCGGGGTTAGATCAAAATGGAATCGAGTCCAGGTCTTCCGGTGCTCCTGCGCTGGCTGTCGCGCCAACCGCGACCGTCTGCTCGCCGTCGCGCTTGCTGTCGAGGATCTGCATTTCGCTGGCCGTCACGTCGAGGCTGAATCGCTTCTCTCCGTTGGCCGCGTCATAGGTGCGCGTTGCTAGTCGCCCCTCAACGTAGACCCGACTCCCCTTATGCAGGTACTGGCTGCAGACATCGGCCAGCTTCCCGAATGCGGTGCAGCGGAACCACTCCGTAGACTCGGTGCGCTCTCCGCCAGTGTTGCGCGTGGTGCTCACCGCGACCGAGAAGTTGGTGAGCTGGGTACCGTTCGGGGTGAACTTCGATTCAGGATCACCCCCTAGGTGGCCGATCAGGGTGACTTTGGCCAGTCCGGCCATCAGACGACTCCGTTCATGGTGGTTTGCGCGGCGGCCTGTTCATCCAACGCCGTCTTGAGTTTTCGGCTGAGGTCCAACATCTCGGCGCGGGTGGTATC